ATGATAAGTTTCTTGGACTAGATGCTAACAATAAAATAGTTAAAGAAACTGTAAGCTCTGGTTCGGTAACAGGTAATTTATCGGTAAGTGGAGATATAGAGCTTGGTCATGCTTCAGATACTACCCTTACTAGAATTTCTTCTGGTCTTGTAGCAATAGAAAATGAGTTAATAGTTACTACAAAAACTAATTTAATGACAAGCTCAGGCTCTTTAGCTGACCCTATAGCCATGTTTATGTCTAGAAGAACTTTAACTACAGCCGAGTGTAATGCTTTACATACTACACCTATACAAGTAGCAAATGGTGGTGGAGCAAATACAGTAATTATACCTGTTAGTGGTATGATTAGAGTTGATAGAGCTAGTACAAATAGCGGTAGTGGTAGTTTAGAATTTCACTACAATGGAGTAACACCTTCTTATGGTACAACTTCTTTAGTACACTATCGACGCTTTATGAATGGTGTAGCCGCAGACCGTGTTTTTCCTATTGTACCTAATGGTTCAGGTGTAACGGTTGCTAATAGTTTAACTGAAGATGTCAATAAAGCAATAGAAGTTAGTCTTACTTCTGCGTGCACAACAAACTGTTTTACGAGTGTAGATATATTTTTAACATACATAAAAGTTCAAATAGCATAATTATGAATAGAGAATATAAACAATTTAGTATAGCCTCTACTGGAGAGCAAGATATAATATCTCCTTCAGACTATGTAGTATCCCCTAAACGAAGCTATAGTTTTAAAGTAGTTATTGCTAATACAAATGCATCAGCTACTAGCACAGTAAGCTTATATAATGTAAATTCAGATAGAGCTATAGAGTTTTATTATATTAGAGATGTAGTAATTCCAAAAGGAACTTCTTTAGTTATTGAGGATAGAATTTTAGGTGGCAATCCTTTAGTAGTAAAAAGTGTTTCAGGCGCTATAGATTTAAATTTACAAATAATAGATGACTAAAACAAAAGTTCCTATATGGTTAGCAGATATAAAAGTTGCATCTAAAAATGGTAAAGTATATACTGTAAAAAGAATAATTTGCAAAGGAAATAATGAAACTGAACTGATGGCCAACCCAGAAGTTTTATCAAGATGCAAAAAATATATAAGGGGTGGCAAGAAATTATTAGACAGCCTAACCATTAAGTCAATACGACTTATATCACAACATGGTTACGGCCCAAAAGAATTTGATTATGTCGAAGTATAGACCAAGATTAACTGAACAAGAATACGAATTAATACAAAACTTTAGAAACGGAAACAATGTTGGTATCATAGGAGATACACACGAACCATTTTGTCATCCTGATTATTTAAACTTTTGTTATGAAACATTCAATAGATTTGGATGCAGCACTATAGTTCATATAGGAGATGAGGTGGACAATCATGCGCTCTCTTATCACGAACACGACCCAGATGGGTTTGGAGCGTCAAGAGAAGCAGAGCTTGCACAAGCTAAGATGGAGGAGTGGTATAAAACATTTCCAGAAGTAAAGGTATGCGTAGGTAATCACTCAGCACTACCTTTTAGAAAAGCTATGACTTATGGTATACCTAAACGCTTTATGAAATCATATGAAGATATATGGAGTGCTCCTAAAGGATGGAAGTGGGAAATGCATTGGGAGATAGATAATGTTTTATATGAGCACGGTACTGGAAGTAGTGGCCCTAATGGCCATAGAAATAGAGCTGTAGCTAATAGACAGTCTACTGTAGTAGGTCATAGCCATAGTTTTGGTGGAGTATCTTATATGGCTTCTCGTAATGATTTAATATTTGGAATGAATGTAGGGTGTGGGATTGATGTAGACTCATATGCTATGGCTTATGGCAAAGGGTTTCCTAAAAAACCTACATTAGGATGTGGTGTAGTATTAGATGGTGGTAGAATTGCTTTATTTGTTCCTATGGATTTAGGTTCTAAATATACTTGGAATGGGAGATAAACTTAAATATACTATATTCTTTCTGCTAGGCATAAGCATCTTTATACTCGCGCATCAAAAAAAGTCTTATCAATATAAATATGATTTAGCTTTACAAGATTTAGACGAGGCTAATAAAGCTTTCAATATTACTACAGAACAAATAGAAACATTAACTAACAAAAATGATGAGCTTAAAAAACAAATTAAAGAGTTTAAAGATGTCGAAGCAGTTACTATTATACAAACAAACACTGTTATTGATACTGTTGTATTTAATGTTCCTAACACTAGTATCGACTCTGCCTGTAATTTTGTATCACAATTAGTTATAGATACTACATTCTATTCTTTTGACTTTACATACACCCAGAAAGACTTTACTATAAACAAACTATCTATACCTAATAAACTTAGTATAGTAGTAGGTGATAAAAAGATTAAAGGGTGGACAGGTATAACAAAAGGGAAAGAATATACAATAGATGTATCTTCATCTAACCCTTATGTTAATACTGTTAATATACAAAACTATAAAATAGTCGACGAGAAAAAATGGTATGAGACCAAATGGTTTCTTATCGGAGCTGGTTTTGTTGGAGGAGTTCTGATAGCTAAATAACTATCTTCTTTCAATCCTCTTTTGTATAGCAGAAGCTTTACTATGTTCTCTAGTTATTAAAGAGTTCACCTTCTTTAACATTTTTTCCAGGTATCTTTTATACCTTCTGAGATATTCTACTCTTGTCATAGCTGTTTATGTATTTAATATAGTCGCCATCATCTAATCTGTGCTTAGTCTTTTGATTATTAAAATATACCCATGCTATAGTATCAGTTCCATCTTCTAATACTATTTCAGCAGGGTATCTATAATACCATCTAGGATGCCCCTCTAGCATATCAATAGCCATAAAGGTATCTTCGTCTACTTCATACACTTCTCCAATAACTTGACAAACTTTTTCATTTGGATTCAAGTATGGTATTCCTGCAGTATATAAACTATAAAGATTTTTAGTTTTACCTGAACCAATAAACTTTGCATTTCTTAATAGAGAGTTATTGTTCCCTCCTCTTCTTAATGTACCATACACAAATATGTGATTAGACTTCATATACCTTGCCATTGTTGTAGTGATTAAAGTTGATGCCATCATTTAAAGATTTAAACTTATTGAGTAGCATTTGATATTCTGTTCTTCCTTGTTCTATTAACTCATCTGATAGTTTATACGTGCAGTATGCAAATGGATAAACTTTTTCTTGTGCTATTATATAATAGTCTTTCATACCAACAGCATCTAAATAGAAGGCAGCTTGTCTATGATAGTTTCTATTAACTATAGTGTCTTTAAAAACTTTTGGATTAGCCGATTGACAGGTTTTCAAATCACAAATAAATCCTTTGTCTTCATTAATAATATCTATCTTACCCTTACACAATACACCCGACTCTCTATTTTTCCATAACATAATTTTTTCAAAGACTGAACCAACAAACAAATCTTGTATGTTATTATTTGTAGATAGTTCTTTAGCCATACATTTTATTGAATCAAAATCATTAGAGTTGATTAATAGTTTGTTGACGTTAGCTAACATTATATCTTCTTTCCATCTTTTATTAGCTGCCAGATTCATGCTTCTGGTGGGTTCTGGTCTTTCAAGTAAATCTAATATAAAGTATGTATCATCAAATGTTTCAGGCTCTAAAACAAAATGATGGTATGCAGTTCCAAACTTCATAGCCTCAGTTTCATAGACACCTATATTACCAGATATATATTCTATATAGTGTCGCATACTTTTTTCTACATACGACAACATGCTTTGTGACATATACCTATCATCACCATAATAGGTAGCGTCAGTTACTCCTAAGTCTATTATAGGCTCAGAGTAAATATTGTTTTGTTTCATACTATTCTTCTTAATTATTTTGATTCTTCTTCGTCTTGTAATGCCAGCTTTAGTAAAACTAAATAACCTATAAGGTCATCTATAGTATCTTCTGTTTTGTCGTTTATACCTTTGTTTCTAATTCTCATTAACTTATCATCTATCCTTGCTGTAAGATTATCTACAGCAGTTCCTTTAGCAAATATATTGGCAGGGTTTAAAGCAGAGTCTCCATAGCTTTTATTCTTATCTATTAAAAGATTTTTAACTTTATCTACAGCTAACTCTATACGATTACTAGTTTGTTTCTTACTTATTTTAGCCATTCTACAGCAGTTTGTTTTACTGAATTACTATTATTAATTATTTGTTTTTCTAACTCTAATAATGTTCCTATTAGTAGTCTGTGTTTTCTCATCAACTCACTTTCATCATCCTTGTATTGTTCTAACTTGATATACATACGTTGAACTGAATGTATTAAAAGTGATACTTCTTCTCTTGTTAAAGTGATTTTTTGTTCCATAATATTAACCTCTATAATAAGTTTCGTATATGTTTAAATACTCTATTTTTTCTCTTCTTTTGTTTTCGTTATTCCAATTTTGCCTGGGTGTTTTAATACCAAACATTAACTCAAAAGAAATATCTGTATTTATTATCTTAGGTATTCTAATCTCCTTAGTATCAACATCATCCTCCACTTTATAGAATACAACTTCTTGTCTATCTATTGCCATGTACGGCAAGTTAAATTAAATTTATTTAATATACAACTATACGTAATTATATTTAACGCATCTTAATTCTTGCTCTAGAGATTCTATCTTTTCTTGTAACTTAATTATAGTTACTCTATCTATATTCATCTCCTCTCTTAACTTCAATAATTTATTTCTTAATTCTTTATTAGAAATCAAAAACCTATCTTGTAATCCTTGAAACCGAACACCACTATCCTGATAAGACTTATGTAGTGATATAGCTTTATCTAACATTTCTTTAAATACTATATCATATTTAGCAGTTTCAGGAACTAACTTTCTATAATGTATAACCGAGCTGTGATGCCTGTTAAGAATCTTGCCAGCATTAGTTAATGATATATGAAATTTAGTTATTAGAATGTAACCTAGTATAGCTCTACAGTCTGCTAAGTGTCTGGTTCTTTTGCTAGATGTTATTTCTGTAAACTTAACATCTAAAGTTTGACAATAATCATTTATATATTGTTCTAATGTTTTGTCTGTGTTACTCATAAAATTTTTATTATTACGCCTGCATTCTCTTTATTTACTTCATATCCTTCGAATACAGGTATTACATTGTGGCAGTCATCATCTTCTAACCAGCCATATTTTTGCATTAAATCTAATGGTAGCTGTGCTGCATTTACATAATCAAACTTTCTTCTGGTGTCTCTAATAAAATAAAAAGAAATCTTATAAGGTTTCTCTTTATCTTTAATCATCTCTAGAAAGTTTTCTTTATTAGATATATAATCTTGCTTAGTGTTCTTGATATATCTAGCTGCAGTCTTGCTATGTACTAAGAATTTACCTGTCCATTGTTTGCTATTCTTAGACGAAGACACATTACCTTTAATGTATATTTGTTTCATTATATTTCGTTAGGGTCAGGTATATAAACATCCAGGTGTTCAGCAGCCCAGCGTTTTACATTTTCTATAAACTCTACCATATCTGTATTGCTGAGTTTGGTTGTTGATAATGTATACTCTACCCATTCATCATTAATCTTTTTCTTTGCAAATAAAAACTTACGCTTTAATACTTCGTGCATATCGTCTTTATCAAAGCCAGTAAAATCGGAAAGTAGCCTTACGACTACTCCCCAATAATACTTATTTAAGTCAAGACTTCGCTTTGTTTTGTAATTATCAATACTGATAACTACTAACTTACCCTCCCTTGCAACCAGGTCAGACTTAAATATAGTTTCATTATTAAACTTAAGCGTCTGATTTAGTACTGTTGCCAGATGTTTCATTAGCTTTAGCCATTTCTTCAAAATACTCACCTAGTTTTTTACCTACACTTTGCATAGCGTCTTGTATTTTAACCCAATCTGCTACTAATGCACCGAGCTGGTTTTTTTCTACATGAAGTTTTTGTATAAACTCTGCGACAGGTAATTGAACGGAGTATTTCACCCCGTCAATTTCTATCTCTTTCATTTCTTTTTTCTTATTCTTAGCCATTAGAATGGTAAATTATCCTCAACAGTTTTAGCAGTCTGCACTCCATTATGAGCTGTCAATGCAGCTTCATATGCAGCCTTGTCTTCTTCTGAAAGAGGCTTGTTAAAACTATCCTTAAACTCTACAGATACTTCAGGCTTACGAGAGCTAAAATATTCTGTAGCAATTTTAATTACAGGCATACCTGTATCCCTGTCATTAGTCCAATACTCTCTGTCTCGCAATATAACATTTACTACAGAGTCTACTGCTGATGCTATTGCTGCTTGGTCTGAACTAAAGTTAGACACTCCACAATCTAATAAGAAACCTTTAAGCTGCTTGCCTTTGATTTCTTTTACAATGTCTTTGTCAGTATCCTTTATCTTGTAGAATCGGATACCCTTCTCTCCTGATTTATTCTTAAGAACATACTCTACAAAGTCTCCTTTGTCTTCCCAAGAAATTACTTTTACTTTGTGAACGCCTGCTCCAAGATACTTAGAGCCTTCACTTACTTCAACTGATTTTAAGTTAAACATACGATTTAATTTTAATTATAATATTCATTACATTTTTCGATTACTTGATGAAGGTCATTATCAATATACATATCATCAAACATTCCCATAGGAGACTTAGCACTATCTGTGCCAATACTGTTTGTTCTGAATCTATACTTCATACCTTCTTCATCTTTCTTAGGGTCTGTGTACAAACATACCACAAATTCTTTTTCTACTCGTTTCTTCCAACGATTACCATCAACAGCTACATACCTTTCAGATACGCCATTCTCATCCTCATATACACCATCTATAGCAAGGAATATGATATGCTTATCAGTATTCTTGCTTTTGTTTAGTATATTATCTATCTCTTTATTATAGGCACTCCATACATCAAATCCTCTATACTTAATATCAGATTCTCTATATATCATTTCTATAAGAGATGTGAATGATTCTATAACTACTGTCTGAACCTTTTCACTTTCCATAGCCTTCTCGAGACTAGCGTGAAACTCTTTGACAGTTGCTATAGGTACATTTAGAAATTCATTAGCTCCTTTAAAAGGTAACTGTTTTCTTTCGGTATTTAAAACTGCAGTAGTTGCAGGGTCTAAATTCCTTAATGAAGTAGACTTACCAGTACCACTTCTACCAACAATAATAATATTAGGTTTCATATTATGCTACTACTTTCTTTCTTCTTATTCTTGGCTTACTATCTTTTCTTCCAAGAGGCCTACCTCTTTTCGGTTTCTTTTTAACCACCTCTACATCAGACGCAATTAACTTCAATAAAAAAATCAAAATGTTTCTAGTCATTTTAGTTTTGTTTTAAATTTATTCCAATTAGTTTCTTCTTGTTTTGTTTTTCGTTTAGCTTTTACAAACTTTGCAAAGCCTCTTAACATAACATTCTTATCATCTTCAAGATTAACTTGTATCTGAGAAAAGGTTTTAGTAAGAATATCTTTTACCTTACCCTTACCAATACCCGTATCTCTACTTACTTTATTAATAATTCTAGTTAAGCTTGTCACCTGCCATTCTATATCTTGTCCACCTACATGTTCTTTTAAACATATCTTTACCAGTCTCTTCTGTAGAGATGATAGGGTAGCCTTGTTCTCTTAAGTTAAATATAATAGCTGATAGTCTAGTAGCTGCCCATTTATGAATAGCTTCTAAACTTGTAATACCATTTTTGTTTTCCATTAAGTGTTTTAGAACAGCTTCTGTTTTGTTTGAAGGCCTGTCTATAGGTTGATATAAACCCGTACCTTTCATAGTGATTTTTGTCATATGCAAATATAGTAAAAATAAATTAATAATTAGTTAAAATACTTAAATAAATAATGTTATTTGATTGTACTTTTTAGATATTCAACTTGGTCTTTGAGCTCTTTTGTTCTAGACTCTAATTGTTCTATGTATGTCATTAGCGCATTGATATAAAACTTATCATCTTCTTTAAGCTCTTCTAATCTGTAACCATTTAAGTAGTTAAATGCATCATCTACAATGTCAATAAGTTTATTATTCATCTCTGTTGTATTCATAATAGTTTTCTTTTTGAATTTCATCATACTCATACTTTTCTATTCGGTTTGGATATGCTTCACCGCAATCCAAACAAACTGTAATATATTCATCATCAATAAACCTAGTGTAAGTACCCTCTGCACCACAACAACTATTAACCATACCAGTATAGTATCCATCGTCGTTTGGATTAGAGAGCTTCCAATTATCATAACTCATCTTCTTCGTCTTTAAATTTTGTTAATTCTTTCTGGAACTTCATAACAATAGTTCCTGTCCCAATGTTTCTACCCTTAGCAAATATAAGCTCTACTAGTCCTTCTGTACTTTTGCCATCACCTGTAGACTCAATACCATAGTACTCAGGTCTATAGATAAGCAATACTATATCTGCAGCTTGTTCTATCTCACCTGACTCACGTAAGTCTGACATAGTAGGTTTACCACCATCTCTATTACCAACACCACGATTCAACTGCGATAATGCAATCACAACTATATCAAGTTCTTTAGCTACATTCTTTAATGTTCTAGCAATGTGAGCTATCTCTTGCTCACGAGAGTTAATAGTTTTTGTTCTATGCTGTACTAGCTGGAGATAATCTACAACAAATACTTTAACACCTTGACTTATAGCATACTGACGTATTCTATTAACAAGATATTTTAAACTACTATTGTTACACTCATCTATATACAAAGGCATATCTTTGATGTTATCTGTAACTCTAACAAGCATTTCATATTCATCATCATTGATAGCGCCACGCTGTAGCCACCTGCTATTAAGCTCTGACTCACTAGATATTATTCTGGTAACCAACTGTTGTATACCCATCTCGTAAGAAAAGATAACAGAAGGTGTAGCGTTTCTCGCTGCGTTAACTGCAAACGATACGGCAAGACTTGTTTTACCCATTGATGAGGAACCGCCTACAATTATTAAATCTGTAGTACGCCAACCACCTGTAAACTTATCTAGATTATTATAACCTGTTGTAATACCAAAACTATCTACACCACACATACGAGACTTTATAGTTTCTATAGCATCATGTACGTGCTGGGCAAAATCAATACTTTTATTTTTAGTATCTACTTGTAATTCAGATAGTTTAGTTTGTACACTTTCAATAATTTCAAATACATCATCTTTGTTTTCTAACATAATAGCAGTTCTATGATTTAACTCCTGCATTTTTTTAAACTTTTGTTTTTCAACAAGAGATAATATAGCTACTTGAATACCTAAAGATGAATACTGTTCTTGTATTATATCTGAAATAGTAACATGAATATCACTAGACTTACCTCGCAAATCTTTTACTATTATCATAATATCAAACTCTTTAGCTCCTTCAGATATTTTATTTTCTATATAACTATAAAGTAATTTATAGTTTGCTTCTTCAAATAAATCTGTACTAAGAAACTGATAGTAATCATAATATAGTTTGGGATTGTCAATTAGTTTTGCTAATACAACCTTCTCGAATTGTTTACTTAAGTCTATCATCTATAGTATTTTTAGGGGTTATATAACCTGTGCTTTTTACATCAGGTGTTTCATCTTCCCATCTGTGCTGGTTTAACCAACCTTGCGGGAAGGGAAACTCAGGATGAAAAATATTCTTATTATCACAATGTGCCTTATATGCAATCTGTTTATGTAGTTCACTCATCATATATTGAAATGTTTTA